GGGCGGTTACGGTATCGTATCTTGACGGCTACTTTGTGTTTAACGAGCCTAATAGCCAGAAAATCTGGGTCACGCAGTTGCTTGACGGCACCAGCATTGACCCACTGGACTTCGCCAGCGCCGAAGGTTCACCAGACGGCGTCGTCGCTGTTCTGACCGATCACCGCGAACTGTGGGTATTTGGCACAGACACGACAGAGGTTTGGTACAACGCAGGTCAGATTGACTTCCCGCTAGTCCGCATCCAAGGCGCGTTTAACGAACTTGGCTGCGCAGCGCCTTATTCCGTCGCCAAGATGGACAACCAGATTTACTGGCTTGGCAAGGACGCTCGCGGTCAGGGTATGGTTTACCGTGCAGCAGGCTATGTCGGCCAGCGCATCTCGACTCACGCCATCGAATGGCAGCTTCAGGAATACTCGAACATTTCTGACGCGACAGGCTATACATATCAGCAGGACGGCCATAGCTTCTACGTGCTGAACTTCCCTAGCGCCAACACAACGTGGGTGTATGACGTGGCGACCGGCGCTTGGCACGAGCGCGCGGCGTTTTCAAATGGCGTATTTGACCGACACCGCGCCGACAATATGTGCAACTTTGAAGGCAATATCGTTGTCGGTGACTATCAGAACGGCAACATCTACACGTTTGACCTGACCGTGTACGCCGACAACGGTCAGCCCCAGAAGTGGCTGCGGTCGTGGCGGGCGCTGCCGACCGGCCAGAACAACTTACGCCGCACGGCGCAGCATAGCCTCCAGCTTGATTGCGAGACGGGCGTTGGGCTTGTCACTGGGCAAGGTAGTGACCCGCAGGTCATGCTACGCTTTTCTGATGACGGCGGCCACACATGGTCGAACGAACATTGGAAGTCGATGGGTCAGATCGGTCGGTCAGGCTATCGCACGATCTGGCGTCGTCTGGGCATGACACTGAAAATTCGTGACCGCGTGTACGAAGTGTCGGGGACAGACCCGGTACGCATTTACGTTATGGGCGCAGAACTTCTGTTGTCTGGGACGAATGCCTAATGGCATCGGTCCCTCCTAATCCAACGCAGCTTACGCCGCCTCGCGTTGCGTTCATCGACGAGCGCAGCGGCGCGATTAGTCGTGAATGGTATAGGTTCTTTCTATCGTTATTGACCGCTACAGAAACAAGCCAGCAAGACGCGGTAATAACGGTCGATACAAACGCGCTGTTAGCATCCTATGATGCCATGACCGCTGAACTTGCCCAAGCGACAGAAACGCAGCCGCAAGGCGCGTCTGTTAATGATGTAACTGTCGTGCAGACGCAAACGCAAGACGTGGCAGTGTCAGTACCGCCGTCCGATCAAAGCTACTTGGGCGTCATGCAGACTTCGATACAAGACTTGGCGCTTGCACCCCGCGTAGAATTAGGTACAATTGCTACTAAAAATACAGGCGCGTCTGGGTCTTTTACCGCAGGCGCAGTTACTGTCACTGTGGTAGATGGCGTCATTACCAGCATCATTTAAGGATTGACCAATGGCTGTTTATATTAACAACATCATTCCGGCTAAGATTGCCGAAGCCGCGCAGACGACGCAGTACACGTCGGCTGGCGTCCAGACGATCATCGACAAGTTCACGGCCACGAACTACAGCGGCGCAGCAGCAACGATCAGCGTCAACCTCGTCTCGCCTGCGGGCAGCGCGGGCAACGACAACTTGATCGTCAAGACCAAGACGCTCCAGCCTGCGGAGACGTATACGTTCCCTGAACTGGTCGGCCATGTGCTGCCAGCGAGCGGCTTCATCTCCACTATCGCAGGTACGGCTACGTCCATCAACATCCGCGCGTCGGGCCGTCTGGTTAGCTAACGCAAACGGGGTAGCGCCCGCACAGTTTTGGGTGTATACATCCCGCGAAAAAGGATTTTTTTATGGGTCTTCTTAGCGACGTATTAAAAGTTGGTGGATCGCTTGTCGGCGGTCTTCTTGGTGCGTCTTCTTCTAAAAAGGCCAGCAATTCTCAAGAGCAGTTAACCCGCGAAGGTTTGGCGCTTCAAGAGCGTATGTTCAATCGTCAGATTGACTTGCAAGAGCCATTTCGTCAAGGAGGCATGACCGCCCAAAATAAGATTTTGGAACTGCTGGGTATTGGTGGGGATGCCAACTCGGCAGAATACGGCAGCGCAGCCAAGGCGTTCGGCAATGATCAGTTCCAGCAAGACCCCGGCTACGCCTTTCGTCAGTCGGAGGGCATGAAGGCACTGGAGCGGTCGGCAGCAGCGCGCGGTAGTCTATTATCTGGTAGCGCTTTAAAAGGTATTCAGCGGTTTGGTCAGGACTTGGCAAGCCAAGAATATCAGAACGCTTTTAACCGTTATCAGATTGAACGCTCCGCGCGCCTTAACCCGCTTCAGTCAATGATGGGTTCTGGTCAGTCGGCGGCGAATACGTTGACGGGTGCTGCGGGCCAGTATGGGGCATCAGGCGCCAATACGCTATCCAATATTGGTGACATTCGCGCGTCTGGGTATATGGGGTCGGCTAATGCGCTTAATAACGCTTTAACTGGCGTCGGAGATTATTTTTCGGATAAAGATACACTTAATTCAATTCTGAAATCGCGTCTTCCCGGTCAGACAAACAGCGGCACTTAAGCGGAGATTGTAATGCCTTCCAACCCAAACATCGCACTCAGCTTTAAACAAACGCGACCCCGCAGCCCGTTGGACACCTACGCGCGCGCGCAGCAGATCGTTGCCAATTCAATGGCAGTTGATAAGACGCGGAATGAAGCGAACTCGCTGAGCGCGCTGCGGGATTACATTAAGAGTGGCGGAACGCTGGATACGCCGGAAGCGATGGCCGCTGCGATTAAGGCAGGCGCAAATCCTGAGGCGGTGCGTGGGCTGGCAAGCCAAGGATTTGAGTTTGCTAAAGAAGCATCAGGCAAGAAAACCGATTTTGAAAAAGAACTTTTTAACCGTTTGTCTACCGTCGATGCGGCTGCTGACGATCAGACTTGGGCTAATTGGTTGACTAATTGGGGGGCCACATCTGCGGAACATAAAGCAGACGCAGACGAACTTATGCGGATAACCGGCGGTAAATTTAATCGTAACATTGTCCGTGCTTTAATGGCTGGTTCAGAAGCCCATTATAATAAAAACGTCGCGGCTGCGCGTACTGACGTTCAGCTAGACGAACAAGGCAATCCGGCTGTTGTGTACAGCGGCGGTAGTGAGCCTTCGTACATTGTCCGCCCCAAAACATACAAGTATGGCGACACGCCCGCACCGGCTGCTGGCACACCCGCGCTTACGGGGGCAGCGCCTATTGCAAACAATACGAGTGGCGATAGATCGTCACGCCTTTCGGCGGATTTGGCAAGTCCTTTGCTAAACGTTAAGAACGATGCCGATTATCAAAACGCGCTTATGTTGATTAAGCGCGCCGACCCACAAGCTGCCGCGCAACTTAAACAGCTTATGCCGGTATTTAACCCCGCGATGATAGATGATATACGCGCGGCAGCGCTGGCTGAGTTTAATACTGTTCCGCAACCGTCTGCTGGCGGACGTGGCGGCATGGGTGGGCCATACGAAGCGATTGACCAGATGCCGGTACGCGCATCCAGCACACAAGACGGCACGGTATCTAACCTTGGGCCTCAAGGGCTAGTTGAGACAACGCCGTTCCGCGCTCGCGTCCCCGCGCCACCGCAGGGTCCGCAGCCGCGTGAAACGGCTGGTGAAGTGTACGCAAAAGAACAAGCGCGTCTCAGGGCGCAGCGGGAAAATGCGCTGCTTCCCCAGCCCGTAAAGCCGCTGACACCAGTGCAAGATGCAAAACTGCGGGCGAATATTACGACAGATTATAAAGCAGCAAAAGCTACTATTGACCAAATGACTGATCCAAAAATAGGTCTTACAGCGGCTGTTGATGCAGTTCATAATTTGTCTCGTCCGCAAAAAATATCTTTAACTGGATATTCTAATTATCTTCCTTCAATTACTAGTGGA